GGAGAAGGGAGGAGTAGGAAAGACTTACTTGATGAAGTATTTGTATCTTCTTTCTCCATCTACCACTATGATTGCAGCGGGGAAGAAGGAGGATATCTTCAATGCTGTCACTAACATGCGTGATAGGAACTTAGTTCCACGTGTCGTACTTGTGGACGTGCCGCGTTGCAACAGCAAGTATGTGTCATATGCCGCAATGGAAAAGTTGAAGGATGGCTGTCTGTACAGCGGGAAGTACCAAGGGGGTACTCATGTATTCACGAATGTGCATGTGATAGCTGTAGCCAATGTTCCACCCGATCTGGAGAAGATGAGCAAGGACAGATGGAGAGTGATCGAGATTCCTCAAGCAGTGGAGGCTGCTGAGCTGGGATTCGTCGATGCACCCAGCGACGATGACATTATTGTCATTGAGTAGATTATTAAACATCAATTTAGTAATTAACCCGCTCCGGTAATGGCTCGCTGTACAGTTTAATATATGAAACAATAGGGACGTAACCCTATGCGCCGCTTCGCGGCTTGGCGCTCAAACATTCATAACTCGACGGGCTTACGCCGCTTCGCGGCTCCAGCCCTCACGACGACAACACGGGCACTGGCTCAAACCAATACACATAGTAGTCTATGGTGATATTGATCTGCCAGTAGTTGGCGATCACTGAGGAGGTACGGTTGGCGGGCTGGTACCACAGCACGAAGAAATCACGGTTGGTGGGAGAGGCAGGGATGAGGGTTCCAGCGGTTCCGATGGCGACGCTTGGGTCGTATCCGGCTCCATAATACTTCTTGGGGGAATATTGCTCAGTGAGGGTACGACAGGATGTTTCGCATCCGTTGACAGGACCCACCCATGATCCTCGCCGGGCTTCAATGGGATCGCGCCAATCGTTGTAGTCATAGCCGGTTGAAGTGCTATTGATATACGTCCCGAACATGTAGGGCACGTCAGGGCTGAAGGTGGAGTCGGTAGGGAGGATCTTCCAAGTGATCTTAGACCCAAGGACGATCCAATGCTGGTAGAGGGCGCCCAGCTGATCCCACCCATACGGCTGCCGGGTCCCACCCGCGACATTGTAGATGTCATTGGCAGCATAACCGATCGTGACGTACGCGCCTAACGTAGAGGCACCAGAGGTGGTTGCCGTAACCCACCGCATACGCGCTCTACGAAACGGCGGAAGGTAGGGGACAGCACGCCCCATAACCATCTTCCCATGAAGAGTATCAAGATTATGGCGACGAACCTTGCGGTACGGCCTACGTCGTCGATAGGCGACCTTGCGCCGGGCATAGTAAGGCATCTACCAAAACCATGTACACGATTCGGTAACCTTTTCAGTGGACCTGTTTCTCGACGGATTTCTAAGGAAGCAAAGTTGTACCCGGCGGGCGCGCTTCTTGCACAATGCTGAAAATCCTAGTACTTTTTAATTTTTATGGCTACCATGGGGACGCTACCAGAGTACTTCAAAAAGTGCATGTCATTTATCCCATAATGCCTGTCCCCAGCCAAAAGGACACTAAGGAAAACTTGCCGTGTGTAAAGCTCGTACATGCTTACGAGTATCTATGCTAAGCAGATGCTACGCAACCGCGAAGAAGCGCAAAGCAACCCCTTCGTCGACGACGGCGCCCAAGAAGAAAAAAAGGCAAAAAAACCAAGAAAAAGGTATGGACACAGGGACACAGAGGGGGGGGGTAATACTGTTTCCCCCCCCTCTTGGTTTTTATCATGGTGGACACAAGGACACATGGACACATATGATATAGGCCTGACCGCTTCCGCAACTGGTGCTTCACCCTCAACAACCCAACCTACGAAGAAACTGCCCTTGTCATGGTTTTACTCGGCGAGCGAAAGGCGGGCTATATCATCGCTTATGAAACTGGCGAACAAGGAACACCACATCTGCAAGGCTACATGGAGCTACCCAATCCAGTTAACATGGGAGGAGCCAAACGACTGGTGGGGAACCGCGCTCACGTGGAAGTGCGAGCACCCTTAGCCACCCGCTACCAAGCCTGGAACTACTGCCGCAAGGATGGGGAGTTCTACACGAACCTCGACATCAAGCCTGAAGACCAAGACCTGCCAATGATCAAGATCAAAGGCCAAGGACTCGTGGTCGATCAGTGGGCGGTAATGCACGCGAGTATGTTGAGTAAGTACAAGGAGACTAAGTGGAAAGACTGGCAGAAGCAGTTGATTGACATAGTGAATGAAGAACCTGACGACAGAACCATACACTGGTACTGGGAGGAGAAGGGAGGAGTAGGAAAGACTTACTTGATGAAGTATTTGTATCTTCTTTCTCCATCTACCACTATGATTGCAGCGGGGAAGAAGGAGGATATCTTCAATGCTGTCACTAACATGCGT